TGGTCAGTTGGAAAGACTGCATAAGCTATCTCTTGGGGCCGAGGAGGCAGGGCATTTTTCAGCAGCCATCAACGCGGAGAAGATACGCTCTGCATTGGGTGGTCTGACTGTTGATCGAAGAGAGAACGTCAACACCATCGATCAGCTATCGAGAGACGAAATAGTGGCTCGACTTGCCAAGCTGCAAGAGCAGTATCCACAAGCCTTTGTCATAGATGGAACAGCAAAGGATGTGACACCAGATGAGCAAGGGACCAGAGGCGAACTTTTGGAATACAATTCGGAACAATCTGCCGAAGAAAGCCTTCGCAACGAGGATTGAGAACAAGCACGGCGGCGGTGTCCCTGATGTTCATGTGATTTGGGATGGGCTTGCGTTCTGGTTGGAACTAAAGTGCGCGAAATCTAGCGCAGTAAAAATCTCTCCTCATCAAATCGCGTGGCATATGGCGTATTACGCTCGTGGAGGGGCAAGTTTTTTCTTAGTAAAGTCCCTCTCTACAGGGCATCTTTATTTGTTTTCAGGAGAAAAAGGGCCAGATTTACTTGAAAAAGGAGTAAATGGGACCGATGGTGCGCGGTTCGAGAGCCTTGCGGCTCTGTGGGACCATCTTGCGGCTCGTCTTGCGCCTTAAATCTTGCGCGTCTCTTGCGGCTTGCGCCTCTTGCGCCTCGATGGGGCCATAAAAAGCCGCTCGGGCGAGATACATTTTCCCGAGCGGCGGGTGTCCAGGGGGCGAGATACATTTTCCCCCTGGCATTTTGTTAGTGTTGCACGATTGCAATCGACTTAGCTTTACTGGATCCTTTGCAAAGTTTGCAAGCGGTGCATTGGACGCGGCGTCCCGCCTCTTTTGACGCGGGGCAAAGTGCTTCGTTGTTATGGTCCAAGTGTCCAAGATCTGCGATCACTCGGAAAGTGCGGCGTCCCGCTTTCCAGTGCATCACGGCCTCGTGATAATCGTCTGCGGATTGCATCGCGATGTCTGGACGCCATGGTTTCTGGTGGCTGTACGCTGTCCAAGTGTCGCATTCTGCTAGTAATTCGTCCCACACCTCGGATGGTACGGCGGCGGGGTCGCCGTACGTCCCGACTCGAACAAAGCGACCGCGGCCCATGGTGCGTGGGTCGCCCTCTTGATATACGCCGTTGATAAAAGCCTTGTATACGATCAAGACGCCTTGCGCGATGTTGACATAGCACTTGCGCTTTTTGGCTATCTTGCGCGTGGGATCTGTGGTTGGTTCGCCGCGCATGATGCAATCGCCGCAAATAGAAAAGTCTGCGCCCGTTTTTGACGCCTCGCGCGGATCCATGTCCGCGCGGATAATGTAAGTTTGAACTACGCGCCCTGTTTTAGTGTTGCGGTTTGAATATGTGGCAATAACCACGATTGGTTCGCCATCCAATAGGCTAGGCCCGTTGTAAAGTATAGCGTGTTTCATGTTCTTTCCTTTCTAGTTGAACAAGTTAACAATAACTAGAATACAAGTAAAACGCAAGCGTTATCTTGCGGCCCTCTTGCGCTTCGATCTTGCGGCCCGTGGGCCGCGCCGCTCTTGCGGCCTCGGGCCGCATCTTTACTGTGTGCCGGAGGCACTCCGTAAAAAGCGCGGGTACGCCGCGCAAGTGACCGTGCCCCGAAGGGAATAGCACGGCACACCTTTTATATTTACAGTAGAAGAAGGGAGCCGAAGCCCCCTTCATGTTACCACTCCTTTCTATCGCCGTTGCGTTCTGCTTCTTCGTACCCCGCACGGTACTCTTCGATTGCTTCTTTGCTCATCCCGTACTCCGGAATGAGCGTTGAGGAATATGTGTCACCCGTGTAGTAGTGCGGTTTGAATGGGCGACCGTAGTAGTAGTCGGCACCCCCTCTGTCGAAGGGGCCACCGTGTCTCTTATCTATTTGTTTGGCAACTACACCGTCTCCGATGTAGATGCCTGTGTTCCAGTCTGGTTTGATTTGAGGAACCTTCACTTGTCTTCTCCTTTCAGTATCTTTCTTATGGCGTAGGTCACTGATCCAGCACCTCCGATCTCTGCTTGTAGATAACCGTCACTGTCGCAGTCGGCGCACAGTTCTTCGATCTCTTTGACAAGATCGCCACTGGCTTTGGCGGCTAGGTTCCAAGCCATCATAGCTGCGGTCATAAGGTGGACTCGGTCCTCCTTTGCGTGAAGGTTGACCCAGTCCATGATCTCGTCGAAACTATTTGGTGTCGCGAACATCTCGTTCGGTTTGATTACATTTGCATTTGACATCTTCGATACTCCAATCTGATGTGTCTGGTGTTATTGTTTGGTAGCACTTGGTACAACGCCAGGTCGCTGTCATACCTTGGCGGTGGAAGCGTCCCCTGAACCAGAAGCCGCTCCAGTCGATATCATTCTTTGACAATGATCGCGTCTTTGTAGGTGACGGTCATGTTGCCAAACTTCATGTCGATCTCACCGAGAGCTTTGAACACTCGCTCGTTGAAGTCGCTGTCGCTGGTGTCGAGCCAGTCCTTCAGATCACCATCCTCGGCAAGATACTGAACCTGATTGTCGATCATACCGTCGAGATCGTACGAGTAGTCATCGAGCCGGAAGCTGTTGGACATGTAGTCACTGATCTTGTCGTCAATGTCGATGTCGGTATTGCCCTCGATCAGACTCTGAATGCGAGGTTCGAGTAGCGTCCACAGTGCGTCGGCTAACTTATTGTTGAAGTCTTCTGTCATGTTGTATCTCCTTTGACAGTTGGGGTGGGGGCCGAAACCCCCACGTTGGTTATACTTTAGGTGCGTACTCTTCGAGCCACTCGGGGTCGCCACTTATCAAAGCAGCGTTCCGTGTGATCTCTGTCTTGTACGTGTCACCATATTCGAAGCGACCGTTGTCCATGAGAGGTGACGTAGCTGCGACGAACCACCGAGCGTAAGGATCTTTCGCTTCGCTTTTGGGCATCTTGTACGTCTTGAGTATGCGCCACTCCCATCCGTAGGGCGAACGGTACACGGCGTATGGGTTCTCGATGTCACGGGTTTTTCCGAATTGATTAGGCATGTTGTATCTCCTTCTGCCAGTTGGTGCGGGAGCCGAAGCCCCCGCGATTGAATTAGTATGGGATCTCGTCATCTAGCTCTTTGGACAAGTTGACCTCGTCCTTCCGAGACTTGAGCTTGATCTTGTACTCGACCACTTTCTCGAAGCGATCCTTGTCGTACTGTGTGTTCGTGTGCATTGACTCGAACGCTTGAGTTAAGATCTGACGGATGTCCCGATGAAGACATTCTTCGTATGACCAGCCGTCTGAATCGACGTACTCAGTCAACACTCGATCCAGAACCTTGAGGTCGTGGACAGTGAACTCGCACTTGATTGCGATGTCTTCAGTTGGAAGGTATGAATACTTAGCCATTGTGTATCTCCTATATTAGCTAACAAAACGCACCACGCACATATTTGTGGTGCCCCGGTTGTGTCCAGGAGGAAGATTCGCACCAAGTCCCAAATAGCTAAAAACTAAAAATGTGGGACTTGGGAATGGTCAAGGCGGCGACATGCACGGGCGTAAGTCCCGTGCCACTAAAATGTGCGAAGCTCTACCAGTAGCCGTTCAGCTCAGTTTTTTTGATAAGCCCATCGGGCAAAAAAACTGGCACCTTGGCGATGCAATCTTCCGCATGGCCTCAACGGGGTTATAACCACAAATCATGTGTGTGTGTGTAATAACATTAGTATCTGCACCTGTGTGCCGCGAATCAGCCAGTCGAGCCACTGCACGACTGACCTGATCGTGAATAGCACACAGACAGCAGTACGGGCATACCTAGAGCATTGTGGAAGCCTGAAGTCGAAGCGACCTTCGTGCAACGGAACTAACGACTTGTCCCACGGTTGCAGGGAGTCGGAGCGTAAGGCTGACTCTGGGCAAATCGCGCACCGAATAGGAGCAAGGACACGCACGGGCGTAAGTCCCGTGCCACTAAACTGCTATTGCTATACTTGCGGTGCGCCCTCCGTGAGAGGTTGATTTGCTTAGAACATCGGTAAGTCAGGCCGTCTGAGGCCATACTAGGTCAGTGCATAAGTGGTCGAGCTTTTCGTAAGAAAAGTCGTGAACGATTGCATTGACCAGTGAGATGTTCCCTGGGTGCTGGTCTCTCCTCCTGACAGGTTCAGCGTGCCGCAGTCATCAGACCCTTCTCTATCGCAACGGGGGTTACTATGCCTGTTTGCAACGGTTCGAAGGTTCGGGTGCAACCCCCAACCCCCCTAAGAGCGGGGCGCATCGCTCTCGTCTCTCCTATAATGTTAGTTTCACAGATTCATTCGTCGGTAGTTTCATTGCACTTGTATGTAGACCACAAGTAGGAGTCCCTAGCCCCCAAAAAATGCGGGGGTGTATTTTCATTTGGGTTTTGTGTAAACTGCGGCAAAGACTTACTTGGAGTTATTTATGGCCTTACCTCCTTTGACCCAGCCGACATTCCTCGGGGACCGAGACCCGATGATCCGCGATCCGTTTGCCCCATCGATTATTGAGCCTGGATATATACGTGACTCGGACCTTGAGTCTGGTTTTGTTAGGTATCCGAAGGCTGGCGGGAGGTTGGTTGAGAAGGGCATTGGTGCGTTGATGGACGACCCGTTGGGATTGCTTACGGGTGCGGCGACTGGTGCTTATGATTTTGTTCGAGAGAGTGGAGATCCTGCTACGTTTGTTCAGAATCTGGGTATGAGTTTGGGGTTACCTATTGTTGAGAGTGGTCAGCGTTTGGCTGGTGGTGAGTATCCTGGGATGTCTCTTGAGGAGGAGGAAGAGGCTCGGCTTTTGGATGCGTTGACGGTTGCAGAGTTAATTCCGATGGTTGGGTTGGGGATTAAAGGTGTGACTGGTGCGCTGCGTCGTCGGTTACGCGCTGAGAATCCTGACGTGACGGATCCTGAGATTGAAGCTATGATGGCTCAGATGGAGTTGGAGGCTACGCGCCCTGACCCAGGGGGCGCGGACCTTGGACCTCGGCCTGCGGAACTGGGTTTGGAGGAGCTTCCGGAGACTCCGTTGGCTACGCTTGAAGATTTGCGTGACACTTATGAGACGATGGATGCGGAGGAGTTACCGTTTCAAGAGGCGGATT